TCTTCAACTAGAGTTGCAACAGGCAGCACGTGAGCCAGGAAGTAGTCGCGGTCACCGTATAGCTGGCCCTTGTGCATCGCCATTGATACACGTGCAGCTTCAAAGCGTAGTGTCTTGTTGTCCATGATCACTTCCCCTTCTTGATATGCTTGATGGTTTTCTGGAGTACCCTGGCACCCAGTTCATATCCTTTGATCCCGCCACCCTCGCACATGTTCTTCAGTGTGTTGGCTGCGTTACAACATGCAACCACATTACCAGGGACGTAGCCCTTTGTCGAGTCAATCCGATCAATGGTGCGATCAGTAGCCCGGAGCTTCCCGCCATCAGCTGGCTCAGTCATGAGGATGCCAGTGTAGTAGCAGCGCTTTGCCTTCAACATGTTCCGCATGCTGGTTAGAGTGATGGTGAAATCCAGGCCGCGAGTCTTAGCATTCTGGTACTTGCTCTGATACTTGTTGCTGACCTTTAGTTCGAATTCTACGTTACTCATTGTCCTAGAACCTTTTCCATGTGAGCTAGAGCCGATTCTACCAGTGCAGTACGTTTGATTGCAACCTCTTTCTGCTTCCTAGCATACTGCTCTGCTTTGTGCTCTGCATCCCGCTCAACGGTAGGCATGGGGCCTACAAACTCCTGAGCCACCTTCTTCTGGCAAAGCTCTTGAAGCTCTGTCTCAAGGGCACGGATAGCATCCATATCTTGGGTGTAGGCCAGACCATCAGCAAACTGAGCATAGTGCTTAGCTGCAATGATTTTCAGGTTCAGAGCATCGATAGCGAGGCTGTAATCTTGTGTGGTCATGATGTATCTCCTGTTTGGATGTGCTCAGATTACTCGAAGCACCAGGGCCTGTCAACAACTTTCGAGTACCGCCTGTAGGCTGCAATCATGATTCGGTAGGGAATCCCCAGGCGCTTTCCATAGCGTTTTAAGACACGTTCCATATCTCCCTCAGGGAGTCGAGAGATAAGCATGTCCTGCGCCAGCAGGGCCTCTACAGCCATACGGAACTGATCACTCTTCCTCATATATCCTCCTTAGATATGACAAAGCCCGCACAAGGCGGGCTTTGATTACTGCTTAGGGACGCCGTACAAACTCGAAGCAACTCTTGACACAGTAGTAAACATCGTCTCCATCGTCATCTGTGATATACCGATCACCATCAGAATCAATGCAAACGATAGTATACTCTCCACCAACAGTAAGAGTAGCTGTACCTTTGCCTTGCTTTGTCGTACAACGAACGATATCTCCTTTCTGCCATGTCCGGTAGTCCGTGACGCTAACGCCGTCTGGTATAGCCGAGGCCACCTCAGGCTCGATCAGTTGGAAGCCAGCAGCTCGGAGTTGAGCACGCAGTTCAGCTTCTTCTGCCTGGAGGTCTGCAATCAAACCACCGATCACGATGATGCGGTCACGCTTCTGTTCTACAGACACCGGAGCCTCCTGGGTATTTTCGGAGTTGTCGATCTTGGTCATGCGGTTTGGCATGGTATGGTAGGCCTCACGACCGAAGATACCTGAACCACTGACCAAACGGAAGCGTGGGTTGTCAGAGCCATCATCTTCGATCAGCTCCACAACACTGCCAGTCTGGAAAGTGGTTCCAGCAGTGATAATGAAGTGATCACCTACTTTGTAACCTAACTGCTCAGCTGGAGTCGCTGAGCCTTGCTCTACGGGCACGAAGATTGCGGCTTTCGTTGGTAAAATAGCCAACTTGAACCCCCAATTCCAAGATAACGCTCTACCGTCGCTAGCACTTACAAGGTGACCAGAGTCATCCGCTGTAAATTTCTCACCGATCAGAAACCCCCAGTGTCCATGATAAGAACCACTGTTGCCTGGAACGTAGCCCAAGAAAACAGCCTCTGTTCCTTTAGGAAGATCAATCGCAGACTTCGCCGCAACCTGCTCTAGTTTCTGGAGCAAGCAGGTGTAGTAGTAATGCGTGTCACCAGTGAGTACATTGCGATACTGAGGGCAGGATGTGTAATCATCGTGCGCCAATTCCACAATATCTCCTGCCTTGAAGAACGTGCCGCCAACATGTTCTTCCACTACTACGAAGACATCACCTGTTTCTACAAAACCTGTCTGCTGATTTACTTGAGTCATTTGATTCTCCTTTAGTCAAAAATGTAGGTGATGCCTGCGACTTTAGCTTTCCGCAGGGTTTCGAGGTTGATGTTGCGGAACTGCTCTTGCTCTGCATCGACAGCAGTGTAGTACTTGTCGATGTGAGCCACAGTGTTCGGCTTGGCATTGGCGCTTCCGTAAGTGAAAGCTTTTTCCATCTGCTTCTTGACAGTCATTTCACGAATGCTTCCGTCTTTCTTGACGAACTCTACCGAGAAGAACTGGCCTTTGGCCGAATCCAGAATCTGACGCTTGCGTTCGATAGTTACCTTAGCCATTTTCGTTTCCTCACTTTAGGGTGTGTTCTGTTTGGATGTGGTCATTCTATAGGGATGACCTACCTCTGTCAACACTATTCTTCAACGATTTCCCATGCATCCCAGCCGCCAGCATGATCACAGTATCCGAGGCAAACGGAGATTGTACCTCCTTGGTCATCCACGATGCGGTGCAGAGTGTTGTTTACCTCAACCACCTCATACACAGTTCCGTGTGACAGGTATTCCGAGTTTACCTCGTCAAGTTCCAGCTCAGGCCGTAGTCGAATCTTCATTGCTTCGCTCCTTTCTTGAGTGGGCGACCAGCCTGGACAACCATAGTCCAGACCACGATGTTGGCACCAATCAAGGCACCAACAACCATCTGAGCAAGATCAATCCAATCCACATTAGCTCAGGAACTCAGCGAGACGACCGGAGATACGAGCGATGCGTGCCTTAGCACTCTCAGCATCAGCCAGCTTGGCTTCCAGATCAGCAATCTTCTGGCGGTCAGCTGCTTGCTGTGCATCGATTGCTTCCTGAGCAGCAGACATTTTACCCATTGCTGCTTGGAAGTCTGCCAGAGCAGAATCAGCTAAGGCTTGAGGGGTCTTTGGAACGGTGAACATAGTGGTAACGGACATGGTGAATCCTCCTTTAAGCAAGATTGGTTGCGAGGGTAAACAAACCCATAATGAACGCTGTAGCCAGTAGTGATGCACCCATTGAAGCACATGCTAAGGCTATCACTACGAGTGATGTCAAACTAGCAAGCAGCGACAAGTACATCATTCCTTTTCCTGCCACACGCTACGCTTACCGCGACGAAGAGAGCGCTTCTCTTGTGTTTGCTTGCGTTCCTGGCGCTTGGCCGCTTGGAACTCGAAGTCACGGGAGAAGGCGCTGAATTCTACGTTTTTCATGATGTTTCCTCTTTAGCTTTGGGTTGGTTTGTTGCTTCAGGTGCATCGCGTTTCGATGTGCCTATATTGAACCATCCCTGGTTCGGTGTCAACAATTATTTTAACTTTCGATTGGGAGCCACTGCAAGCGGCCAAGGGTTTCTTCTTTACGTCCTCGCATGTAACGGCGGCTGATATCTGACCGACGATAAGCGAACCACTTGAAGCGCTCAACCACGATGCCTTTGACTACAAGGCAGCACTGCCACTTACGCTTTGGCATTACCACATCTGTAGCTACACGGAGAGGGTTAGCTCCTGTCTTGAGACACCACTGCTTCCATGCAACACCGTGGCCAGAGTCACCATCGGTAATGTAGGCCATCGCGTGTGCTATCTCATGACGAATAGTGTCGAGCACTTCATCCTCGTCGTTCAGTTCAACGTAGGTAGTGCTCAGCTCGATCCTCTCTTTTTGAAAGAAGCACCGACCGAGGATACGCTTACAGCGCGTGTTGAAACGGAAGTCCCAATCCTTCAAGCCCCATTTGTACATTTCAAAGCGGGCGAGTTGTTCAGCTCTCTTCAATTCCATCATCGTATCCTCAGTGGATTTACTTGGTGTGTGGGTGATTCTACTCAGCCCTAGCTGGCGTGTCAATACTCCAGACAAAAGAAAAGCGCCCCGAAGGGCGCTTCTGTCCGAAGGACTACCAAGCTAGTGTCGAAGACACAACACCACCTGTAGCTGAGCCAGCATTGGTGAATGCACCGTTCAGGAATACACGGTCACTCACCTTACCGCCGAAACCAACTGCCAGGGCAGTAGAACCACCGAACGAGGCTGCTGAGACAGCGGTCTGCAAACCATAGTGGCTGTGGTCATAGCTGTGACCAGCAACTGCCAGGGAGGCTACAGCCTGATCCTGAGCGATCTTAGCCTGACGATGAGCCTCATTAGCCACGTTGACAGCATTCGCCACCTCGCCGCTCATACGGCTTCCTAGAGCGTCGATCTGTGCTTGATGGTCACCCAACACATCACCGTGCACGTTCAGGGTATTGCTGATATCAGCAGCCTGTTGGTTCAGAGCGTCGACCGCTGCATCCTGGCGAGCTTGGTCAACTACGAACACTGAAGTATCCACCTTGCCAGCAATATCCACATCTTGGCGAACGTTCACGGCCTCAATTGCATTGGTGGTTCGGCGTAGAGCCTGGATGCCGAGACTGTTGCCATGCGCGTAGCCATGCACACGTTCAATGTACTGGCGATTGGTCTGCGTGGTGTGTGGCGATTGAGTAGCAGGCTGGCAGATATTGCCATTACCGTTACCCTGGTTGCCGTCACATCGTGCAGCATAGGCGTTGTGAGAACCTGTTGCGAAGAACAGTACGATGACGATGGCCAGGATACCCAGCAGAATGTTACGAGTGGACATATTAATTCCTCCTTTGGAATTGGGTTCAGTTAATCAGTTCGAAGTAATCGTTGACATCGAAGTCATGGTATGTCGGTGCATCCTCAGGATGATCGAGTCGGTGCTCGATCCCTACATCATCAGTTACATACCAGTAACCATAATGTTTCTGGAACTCGTACTCCTTCCCCAATGTGAGCGAAGGATCATCCCCATCCTCCATCTTGAATGGATTCACATATTTCAGCTTCATACCGCCTCCTTAAACGGTTTGAGTAAGTGAGCATTCCTCTGGAACCGCTCAACGTAGTCATTCTCTCCCAGTTGCTCGTACAATGCAACCACTTTATTGTAGTTCTCCCAAGCATATTCACGGAACCAGCCGCTGGTGATACTAGTGCATACCTTCATCAGGGCTATTTCAAAGCTCTTGCGAGGGTCAATCTTGAAGTCGTTGGGAATCTGACTCCGCTCCAAGGCCAAGACACACGTTTCCTCGTACACACCAAGCAACCGGAAGCGTTCTGGTATGGCGAAGAACTTCTCTTTACTGGTCATCACCTCACTACCATCCCTCATATAGAAGGTGTATGCAGGCATCATGCCACCAGAGTCATCAGCATACGCCGCTTGGGTCAAGTGGATTGAGTCATGGTCATACACGTAGTTCACACCGTCTCCAGCAAAGAACTGCTCCTTAGTCACGTCCAGCTTTGGATGGTTATACACATACGTCTCCTTCTCACGCCAGGGCAACCATTCTTCCAGCCAAGGTGTAAGGGTTACGCCCTTCTCACGAAGCGCTTGAATGTCCCGCATCGTCTTCAGGAAATGTGGACTGTTCTTCAGGTAACGATGACTCAGCTTGAGAGCTAAGCACACATCCAGCGGAGCGTATATCTTACCCTTGCAGTGCTCCAGCAGAGCCTCGCCAGAGCTACCCGGCCATGCAATCTCCCACTCGAAGTTCCAACCTTCCTTAGTGCGGACATGCCACTTCTTCTCGCTAAGCGGAGCACAGATGGCTAGAGACTTTGGGTCCAGTGCTTTCGACCAAGAGCGGAACTCTTCGAACGTCCCGATGTAATCAGTGTCCTTAACTTCACGATTGAAACCCCAAAACTCCAGCGCTGTGCTTCCGATGATTAGCATATTAGCTCCTAGCACCACTTACCGTGGTTGTCGATGAAATCAATCCAGTTGCGGTCAGACCAGCCAACTGGGCAAGTGCCCGGTACAGGCATAAGATACTCGCCCTTCAGGTACTTGGCAAGCTTTTCTTCGTAGGTCAACATTTCTGTGCTTCCTCTTCCAATTGTGCGAGTAGTGAGGGGTTCCGTTCGAACTCACCCGGTGGAACACATGCTACCAACTTTACAGCACGCTTGTCAAACATTACTTGACGGCTACCATTGTACACTTTTCTCGGACGAACGATCTTGTACACCTTCACCACTCCTTCCATTTCCTCGAAGTTTTCGAGGCCCACGTCCATTTCGTGGTCGCATACCCAACGTCGCATCTGAGACACAGAGTTGAAACCAAAACGATGATCCCTTTCAACACTCTCCGAAATACCATCTTCATAAGGATGAGGGTGGCGAGTCCAATCTTCCACATAGAAGCCGTAGGTCCGGGTCCACAGGGAAAGGCGCTTGGTCGTCTTACTGTAGTACATTCCTTTCTTGTTGCGGGCATCTACCATACGGAAGATCAGTTGGGTTTTCATCGCTCTGGCCTCAAGGTTTGTTTTGCTTCGTTGGCTATACTAATAAAAAACGGCCCGAGCAGTCAAGCCCAGGCCGTAATTATTTCAGCAGTTTTGTGAAGAGGACGTCCACTCACCCTCTTCGCCGTCAAAGTACCCACCCATACCATAGGCAGGGCTGAACGAGAAGGCCATGTCATGTTCCATAGCCAATGCTTCAGCAGCCTCTAGCGAGGCATGTGCATCTGCAACATGTTGGGCAATTTTTGCCATCACTTCATCTGGTTCCATGATTTCCTCCTTAATTAGCAGCCGCTAGATTCCCATTCACCATCAGAACAACCAGAGTCGTTCCACTCGTCACTACCTTCCCACTCGATTTCTCCGTGGTGACCATTGCCGTCGACGTACTCGAAAGGTACTTCGAGGATTTCAACAGCTTCAGCTGCGAGATCACGGAGGCGGTCAATCACTTCCTCGTCCTTAGCTTGTGCCAAGAGAGTTTTGATTTCCAGAAGTTGAGCTGTGTATTGCTGATGAAGTGAAGCCATTAGTAATCCTCCTTAAATTCCAAATTTATACCACCGAGTCCGCCAGTGTGACGGAACCGATTATCCTCAGTTGCACCGGCATCTTCCAAAGCACGACACAGTGTTCCAGTGCCACCGAATACATCACGGTAAGCTCGCCCACCGATACGGCTGGTTGCCATATACAGCAGGTCCAATTCATCCTGGCTTTCCAAGGTGATTGTCACTGGCTTGAAGCTCGACTTAACTGCTTCTACTTTCATATTCAATCCTCATGTGGGTGGACTTGCGTTAAGAGGTGGCTAGATTACTGCCTCACTCGTCTGCTGTCAAGCACTTCTTGCAAACACACCGATCAGCATCAGGCAGTGGCATGCTTCCTTTGCGTGTGGTCATGCACCAGCACAGGCCAAAGCTCTTCCCGTCTTCCATTGCACAGTATGATCCTTGCCCACAGCTGGGACAATCGTGCGTCCCTTTAGGCCTAGCGGCTTCGAGAAGCTTCTGATAATCCACAACCTATCCTCCCATGAAATAGGAGGGCTTTCGCCCTCCGTTGTCGTCAGAATTGGATCTCGCACACGCCTCCACTACAGGCCGCTCCAGCCAGGGAGTCAACATCTGTGAATTTCTTCTCAGTCAGTTCCGTGGCAAAGTCTGTGTCGGTGATGGTCCGTTCAATGGTCTTCCACTTGTGCAGATTGTAGCAATCCTTCAAGCAGTTAGTCATTTCCAGTAGGTCACCTTTGAAGTAGTTCTCAGCATACTTCTTAGCCCGTCTTACCCAGTCACGTGCAAGCAAATGGTCTGAGGACTCAGGGTCCAACTTCATACCCCAACCGTTCACAGTGTCACATGCGTTCCAGAGGTTGTTGTTGAAGGCATGTAGACCCTCTACAATCAATCCTGAGGCGAACATCGATGCCTCACCATACCGCTGCATGATCTGCTCACCAGTGAATACCTCAGTGAACGGAGCCTGAGGGTAAGCCTTGTCACCCATCGCACTCAGCAGAGAGATACCAGCGAACCATTTCCGGTTGTCGAAGATATACTGCTCTACTTCATCCCAATCATCGACCGAGATAGTGTTGCTCACGTTGTGGCGAAGGTTCGGGTCAACGCAGAGAGCTACGTTGGTGCCTGCTTCTACCCAGTACTGCTGTGCCAGCTTCACATATTCCAGCTGCTTGACTCCCATCAGATCAGCCTTGTACATACTCCCAGGCTTAGATACAACAGGGAAGCTTACAACTTTGTCCGTACCACTTGCACCCCAAACGCTAGTCTCAACCATGTTCGGGTTCTTGGCTTGGAGAAGCGCCAGCACATCGTCCTGATCGTTCATCTGGACGTTGCGGAAGTACATTGGTGCATGCTCACCATGAATACCGGAACCAGTGCCAAGCAACACAGAGGCGTTACCACTTGGCTTGACGCAAGTTGTACGTGCGGCTGGGTTGATACCGA